TAGTATAATGTCAATCAACCAATAGTTTTTTAACTCCTAGATTCTCCTTTTTTCTATTGGTTTTGCAATCACAAAAAACCCACCGAAAGGTGGGTTTTTCTTAGTTAATAACTAACTTTCTGTATTAAGAGAAAGACAAGTTAGAAACTGCAACTTCACCAACGTAGTCGCCTGCGTTACCAAATGAACTTGCTGAGTTAGTTAGTTCAACATAACCATAACGTGTCATGAATGAAACTACTGGCTCAAAAGTACTAGGATCTAGTACAGTACCACTACTCATTAGTGGGATGTAAGGGCAGTAGAATGCCGCCGCATCACTTTCACTTGAGCCTTTATAACCAACTAGTACTGAAGTACTATCTGACGCATATGAATCAACGTATACTTTCATAGCACCGTTTAGTGTACCAACCATCTTAGTGTTAGTTGGTGCTTCAAATGTACCTTCAGTTGTGCGTGCAAACGCAGAAGTAGTTGCTGATTGTAGTACTGTTAGTGCCTGTGGCGAAACAACAGCCCAGTTACCAGCGCCACGACGTGTACGTTGTGCGATTAAGTTAGCAGTTCTGTTAATTAAAACAGCAAGTGCCGCATGCTCATCACCAACAAACGTTGCTGTACCAGATACAGATGCTTGATCGTATGTAAATTCAGTTGCCGCTAATGCTCTTAGTGAAGCAAGGATCTCTTGATCGATTTCAGCAGTAATTTCTTGAGCAAGTGCCGCCATAATTTCTGCTTCAACGTCGATACCGTGCTGTGAATTAGCATCTTGTGCCGCTTCAAACGTCCAACGTGCTTGTAACTTACGAGTTTTAGCTTCAACAGCTTGTTTTAATAGCTGTACACTAATACCACGACCACCGTCGCCTTCCATAGCCGATGTACCAGCCGCATCGCCCGCAGTACCATCACCCGAGTATGCAGTTGAAATTTGGAATGGGCTAAGTGCCTCATCGCCTGCTGTAGTATCGTTTGCAGTACCTGTAGCATTTAAAGTCTCAGCATAACGTACACGTAGTGTATGAATTTGCGAAACTGGACCAGCCATAGGTTGTACACCAACGATATCGTTAGCAATAACTGTAGGCATAACTCTTCGAATAACTGGAAGAATTACACGATTTAATGTAGCAACGTTGCCTGATGCAGTTGCACCTGTTGACGCCGCTTCCGAAAGGTATGACTTAGTATTCTCTAAGATAACACCCATTGTTGATCTTTTAGTTCCTTGTAGACCCTCTAGCAAGGCATCTTTAGTCTCCGACCAACGACCTTCTGTTAATTGTTCTGACATTCTTTGTTCTCCTTTTATATCAGTAATTAAAGACCTGCTAGACGACGGATATCAACTATATTGTCGATACTATCGCTATAGGGATCTTTTTTCTTTTTTGTTACATTGTTACCGTTACTCTCAACTAATTGTTTTTTCTCAGTTTTTGCTTCCGCAACTACTGATTTATTAGCAAGAACTGCCGGTAAGTACTTTTCAAAAGTTTGTTGTAATCTAGAAGTTTGCACATTTTCAAGTAAATTTGTCATAACTTCTCTTTTCTCTGCATTTAGAGGTCCAAGTAAATCATCCATAACTTGAGTACGTTCATTTGACTCTACAAGTCTTTTAACTTCTGCATCTTTTGACTCAACTAGTACTTTTGCTTTTTCTAACGTTTCTTTTGCTTCCGCTAACTTACTATCACGGGTTTCAATTTCATCTTTAAGTTCACGTACTACTGCGTTTTCATTAAGGTGTGTACCTGTGAATTCAGTAGCAAATGCCTCAAAAATTCTACGACCAAAGTTGTTCTCGCGAGCAACCTTAATATCTTCTTGAAGTTGTGATAATTCGTCTTCTAGACGCGTGGCAACAGTTTCTTCAAGTTTCTTAGTATTAGTTTCTACGAAACTCTCTTTAAGTTCTTCTAGTTTTGCTTTCGCTTCAGCAACTAATTTAACTTTACTTTCAACTAAATCTCTCTTGTCTTCGGCAAATTCGTTAATTTCTTTTGCTAATGCTTTAACTACAAAATCTTCAAGTTTGTTAATACTTTCTGCTTGGATTTTTCTGTCTTCTCTTAAGTCTTTAATTTCTTCAGATAATTTTGTAACCATAAATTGCGAAAATTTATTGCTAGTTTCTGTCATTTTCTGATTAAATTTAACACGATCTTCGGCAAGTTGTTCTCTCTCAGCAATAACTTCTTGAATTTCGGTTTCTAGACTTTCGGATACCATGCGATCAAGTGCTTCCACCATAGTTTCTTTATCATGCTCGTAACGTTGAGCAAACTCCTCACGAAGTTCACTTCTAACTGATTCGCGAGTTTCATCCATCTTCTTATCCCATTCTTCCTGGATTTGAAGGCGTGTGTCTTCGTTTACCAATTCGCTATCAAGCAAGGGTTTCATTGCATCTAGCATCGATTTCTCCTATATTTTAAGATCCTTAATAAGGGCTATAACACCCTCCTTAAGATATCGTTGTGCTGTGATACTTTCTTTAGCATCTGCCGCTATTTCCAGTAACTTATCGCCGCCTTTCATATTAAGTAAGCCTTCATATATTGCAGTCGGATAAGCATCAGGAGCACTTGGTTGTGCTACAACATCAACAGTTACTATTTCAAAATCACTTACATGTCCGTTTGCTTCGTTAACGTTTCCGCTACCTCTGCTCGAGACACCTAGTTTCACTCCGTTACTCAACATAGTCTCAACTAACGTACCCATTGGGGTCGGGAGTATTTTTAACTTTCCATACCCGTTAGCACCTTCCATCCATACATCTGTGATGACGTGACTAACACGGTCTAGGTTAATTTTTAAGTCGTCTGGATGATCTAACTCACCCAACACACTGTATCCACCGCCGATTTGCTCTTTTAACGTCTTTACTGCGTTTGAGATTTCGTTGACTGGATAAATTCTTTGGTTTGCGTTTTTAACATCACCTTGGATGCAAAGGCCTTTCATGTAAAGTGACTTCTTGCCATCGTCGCCAGCCTCATTCTCAAGTACTACTTGAGCCGCATCAAAAGATAATTGTTCTTGTAAGAACGCCATTAATTACTCGCCTTTCTTTGGCTTTGGAGCCGCTTCCAATTTTCCGGCATCTTGTGGTCCTTTAGCACCCATGTCTTTTGCTTTCGGTGCTGTACGGCCTTTTTCTTCGCCTGTTGGATCTACTGCTTTACCGCCCATATCGTTTTTACCTGCAACTGGACTTGTAGTGCTATCACTGTTGTCACTTGTTACTGGCTTAGGAGCTTTTTCGGTATACTCTCTTACAACTTCTTCAGTTTCGTCAACTGATTCCATTTCCATTTCTACTTCTTCTTCTTCTGCAGGTAGTTCTTCGACAGGTGCTTCTGCATCATCGCCCATCATGTCGTCGAATTCGGCCATTAACTCGTCTAACTTATCTTCCAAATCAACAACACGATCTTCTAGCTCTTCGTGCTCTTCTTCGTGATCGTCAGCTTCGCCGTCGTTATCAAAGTCCATTACTGCATCATCATCTTCATCCGATACATCAATACCTTCTTCGTCTGCTTCGACGTCGTCAATAAAATCATCAACTTCGTCGCCGCCCATTTCAGTTACTGTATCTTCAGCAACTTCATCTTCTGACATTAGATTTTCATAAATGTTACGTGACTTTTCTACAACGATTTCGTGGAAAAGTTCAGAAGCCTTACTATCTTCTTCGTTGATTACGTACTCAATCAACTTTTCAAACTTGTTACTCATGGTGTATACTCCAAATAAATTGTTAAAATAAACTAAAATAGTTCGAACTGGAATTCTTTACTTGTTCGTGTGTGTATTTACAAGCGGGGATTAAAAAGTTGCCTTTAAAGGCACCTTTTTTTACATTTTTGACGATCTGTAACAGTCTTGTTACTTTTACTTGCTAGAACCCACCCATGTCGGGTTGTTCTTCCTGTGGACTGTACTGCTTTTGAATTTCTTTAATTTTGGCTTCTTTTTCCACATTGCGTATGTCGTTCATACGTCTTAACTTGTTAATCTGTTTTAATGTAAGTCGTGTCTTACGCAAGTCATCAGTTGATAATTGAGAATTATCGTCCTCTAAATCCTGGTATCCGGGCACCGATCTGTTGAAAAGTTCGTTTAGTATCATGCTTTTATTTATGCAGGTGGTGGTGTTTCGACTGGTGGCATTTCTACTTGCCCAGGACCCATATCTGCGCCCAATTCGCCACTGTCCATCTCAGTATCGTCGCCCATATCCATGCTATCCAACTCGTCGCCCATTGCAATGTCTTGTTCAAATCCGCCAGGCATAACACCTACACCGCGCAAATCTTGTCCTTCAGCTGGTTGCATCAAATCGTTTTCATTTTCTTCTTTCCATAACTCTTCGTTCTGTTGCATTTCTTCTTCGCTTAAGCCTAAATATCTTTGTAAGAGGAAACGCTTACTTAAGTATGGGTATGCTTCTAAGTTGTTAAATGTTGCTACCCTAGTAGCATCTAACTCACTTTGTCTATAACTTGCAAAATTCTGCGGTTCGTTAAACGTTAAGTCAAATAAACTGTTATCTATATTAAAACCTCTAAACGCTAAGTACATTTTAAACTCAGTGTTTAGTGTACGACTTAGGTTGTTTTGCATACGCTTACAATACTGATTAAATCTGTATTCTTGTATAAGTGCTGTTCCTAGTCTGCCATCTGTTAAACTCGATGGGCTGTCATCCGGTCCTTGTGGCAAGTAACTACTCGGTACTCTTAACCCACGTGCTAACTTATTATTAAAATAACGTAAGTCATCAATTTGTCCTAAGTTTTCGCCACCCGGTAATGTATCAACTTTAGATCCACGGCCTTCTGCTGTTTGCGGAAAGAAGAAATCTTCGTTTGTCGATAACGGATTATATGTTGCATCTAACATGTTATCGCCGCCGCCGTTCTGTGTTGGGATACGTCTTTGGTGTATTTCGTTTTTAACACGTTCCACAAATTGCATTGCCATGTGCGATGGCATATTACCAACGTCAATATAAAACACACGTCTTTCCGGCGCTCTCTGTATTCTATAAATTAGAATAGCATCTTCAAGTAATTCTTTTTGCTTATAAGTTTTATATATATTTTCTAATATACTTGTTCCAAATGGCCAAACGGGGTCTAATCCTTCGCTTAAACTTAAATGTACAATGTGTTTGGCATCAATTGCTGTTTCTTTATCGGTTAAACTAAAACGACCACCTTCGCTATTTGCTAAGTTTCCTCCGCTAACCGGCGCTGTTGCTGGGTGCGAGTATCCGCCTCTATTTGGTGTTATAGCAAAATCGTCTGTTTTTTTAGCCGCTACAGTTAAGTTCTCAAAGTTAGGAGCAATATCTTGAATAACGTACTGTTCCGGTTCTTTTCCTTCGCTTTCATTAACAATTACACGTTTAACTTTTGAGTTTTCCACCCACATCATCTTAAATGTTTCGGGATCGCGTATGAAAACTTGGTCTCCGTATTTTATTGTATTACGGAACATCTTAAATGCACGTTCGTCGAACTTGTTAAGTTTTACCCACTGTGCTAACTGTTCTTTAATAATTTTTACTTCGTTATCAGTTGGTTTTTCTTTGTAATTAATATCAAACGGAACTCCCGATACTTCATCTGTTTGTGTACTAAACTCTGCAATAATATCCAGACATGCGTTTACTTCGCTATCTGTATCCATTGCTTCGTACTGATTATATCGTTCTATACGATTAGGGTGACCGGTGTATACCTCCGGCAGTGTACTTTGATAGTTTTTAAAACCCACGCTTGCATTTGCATTTGCTGTAGCTGATCCGCCACTTAGTGGACTATAATTCCCTGATGTATCGGCAACTTTAAAATACTTTTTCCATGGCATATGGGTAATCCGTTTTAATTAACATTGCTGTATTTATGCAGTAAATGCAACAGTTAATTTTTAACTAGTATAAGCACGTTTTGCCATGTTATCTCTTGTGCTATTTCCATCTCTGTTTAGGTTAATTAGCTCATCTAGTTTTGCTACAACTTTATTGTTACTTTCGAGTTGGCCTTGTACATTAGTGTTATTGGTGTTATTTTGTTGATCGATGATTTTCTTTATTTCTTTAAAGAAATCAGGATTATTTTTAAACCCTTCGAACTTATTAATAACTTCGTCGATTTGTGTTTGCACGCCCGGTGTTATAGTTTGTGTAGGGACCATTTGGAAATCTTTTAGTCTCTCGTTTAGGTTTTGAGTATCTATCATGTTTACATTTAACATGTCCGGTACCCAATCTGTAACTGCAATATCGCTTGCTTGCTGTAGGTAGTTTGTTAATGTTGGATTTTGGGTATGCTTTGATAATTCCAATTGTTTAGATAACGCATTAAGACGCTTTTGCATTGATGCTAAATTTTCTTCATTTTGTTTTACCATTATAGACGCTGTGGACATTTGACCCCACATGTCCTTATATTCGTCTTTCCCTCCAAAATCCTTTCCAATAATATGACGTGTTCTTAGCGAATGTATTTCTTCTCTAAGTAACTTTGTTTCGTTAGTCAACTCTCTGTACTCTTCTTGTATACTATTGTAGTCGCCCATTGTGCCCACGGCGCTGTATATGCCGTTAGCCGCGGCATTAATTACTTCAACAAAGTTGTCGATACCGCCGGATAACAAATCGCTACTAAACACTGTTGCTTGCAATTTACTCGATGCTTCCTCTAAGTTTTTACTAGCACTAACTAATTCTGCTGTTACACCGCCTGTATCCATTGCAGTTTGTGCTTCTTGCAATGC